GAGAAGAAGCTATTTCCTATGCTAGACGTGTTAAAGATGAACGAGATAGGTATGAAGTAGCTGCAACATCCTTAGATAAAAATTATGCCACAGAAATGGAAGGCAGAATTTCTTCATCTCTTGCAGCAGCACAAGCAAAACTTGCTGCAGCTAGACAAAGTGAAGATTCTAAGGCTGAAGTAGAAGCTTTAACAGCTATTTCACAATTAGGTTATGAACAAGGTAAATTAGCAGAAATAAAGACCCAGCATCAAATGCAGGAAACTGCAGCTAAAGAAGCAGCTGAGAGACCTGTTCGACAACAACAACCAACACAACGACCCCCAAGAGACCCTAAAGCGGAAGCTTGGGCTGATAAAAATGAGTGGTTTGGCAAAGATAATGCCATGACTTACACAGCGTTTGATCTACATAGAAAACTTACTGAAGAGGAAGGAATGGACCCACAATCAGATGAATATTATTCTGAGGTGGACAAAAGAATAAGACTTGAATTCCCCCACAAATTTGGTAATAAGGGTGTAGAAAAACAGATTAGTAAACCTACACAAAACGTTGCTTCTGCAACGCGTAGTTCAAAGACTGGTCGCAAAGCAGTGAGACTCACATCGTCTCAAGTCGCAATAGCGAGAAAATTAGGTGTGCCACTAGAAGAGTATGCGAAACAACTTATAAACACGAAGGAGGTATAGGCATATGAATACAAATAAACCAACTCGTGCGAGTCAAACTAAAAGTGATTCTACAAAAGTAAAATCACAAGCAAAAACGGTAGCACCAAAAGTGCAACCAAAAGTTTGGGCTCCACCATCGTACTTAGATACGCCCAACGCGCCGGAAGGATTTAGACACAGATGGGTCAGGGTAGAAATCCTAGGATTCGTTGATACGAAAAACATACAAGGACGCTTAAGGTCCGGATATGAGTTAGTAAGATCAGATGAATTTCCAGGAGATGATTATCCAGCAATTACCGACGGCAAATACGCAGGGGTTATCGGGCACGGAGGCCTAGTGCTGACTAGGGTACCAGAAGAGATCGCGAAGCAGCGAACTGATTATTATATGAATCAAGCCGCTGATCAAATGAAGGCAATCGATAACGATCTTATGAAGGAACAGCATAAGGGAATGCCTATCAATATTGATAGACAAACTCGTACAACCTTCGGTGGGAAGAAAACTTAAAATTTAAATTTTCCAACCAGCGATTAAATTAACCGTGACTGGAGGTCCGCAAGGACAGGTCACACTAAGGAGACAACTATGGCAAATCAAAGCACTACTGGTTTCGGATTGAGACCAATTGCAAAGATAGGTCAGAACGACAACAACGCCGGTTTGAGCGAATGGTTAGTAGCATCAGGTTCTGCTGCTATGTACCATCACGATATGGTTATGTTGACTGCAGATGGAGTGATCTTAAGATCTTCTAACTCGTCAGAAAACAATATTGGTTCATTAAACGGTGTGTTCTACACTGACCCAACTACAAGTAAGCCTACTTGGTCTAACTATATGCCCAGCGTGGCATCTAGTGATATTGTTGCATTCATTAACAGTGATCCGCAACAAATATTTGAGATCAGGAACGCTACAAGTACGTTGGCAGCAGCAGACGTCGGTGGAACTACTAAAATAGTTCTTGGTGCAGGTGTAACCCCTAATTGGGTTTCTACTTCTACTGTATACGACACTGCAGGAACATCGGCTGACCAATTTAAACTAATAGGTATCTCTAGAGACCCAGACAACCAAGATGCTGGCTCAAATGGCTGTATATGGCGCGTACAAATAAACGAACATATACTGGGCAACAACATCGCGGGAATATAAGGAGTAAATAAAAATGGCTATATCACGTAATCAACTAGTTAAAGAACTAGAGCCAGGTTTAAACGCTCTGTTTGGCCTGGAATACAAACAGTATGAAAATCAGTCATCTGAGATTTATACTACTGAGTCGTCTGACAGAGCTTTCGAAGAGGAAGTTATGTTGTCAGGTTTCGCTTCAGCTCAAGTAAAACCGGAAGGATCAGGTGTTACATATGATAACGCTCAAGAAACTTTCACAGCTAGATACACTAACGAGACAATTGCTCTCGCTTTTGCTATCACTGAGGAAGCTATTGAAGATAATCTATATGACAGACTGGCTTCTAGATATACGAAAGCTTTAGCAAGATCTATGGCTCAGACAAAACAAGTAAAAGCGGCATCGCCACTGAACAATGGTCTACCAACTACAGACAATTATGATTCAGGTGACGCTGTTTCTTTGTTTTCAACTGCACACCCAACGATAGCAGGAGTATTTTCTAATACTCTTACTACTCAAGCGGATTTAAACGAAACTTCATTGGAGCAAGCATTAATTGATATTGCTGCGCTAACTGATGAAAGAGGTTTAAAAATTGCTGCGAAAGCTGTTAAGATGATCATCCCATCTGCACTACAATTTACTGCTGAAAGACTTATGAAGTCTGCAGGTAGAGTTGGAACTGCTGATAATGATATCAATGCAGTCAAATCTCTAGGAATGGTTCCTCAAGGATACAGAGTGAACAATTACCTAACAGATACTGACTCTTGGTACATTACAACAGATGTGCCAAATGGTATGAAACATTTCGAAAGAGCCCCTCTATCTACTAAGATGGAAGGTGATTTCGACACTGGCAACGTTAGATACAAAGCTAGAGAAAGATACGTTTTTGGCGTATCAGACCCTAGAGGTATTTACGGTGTTGAGGGTGCTTAATACTTAAAACTTTTTGTGGCGGGACACAGTTCCGCCACAATCATCAAATAGAAAGAAAAACCATGAAAAAATTCCTAGTAAATATATGGGCTTACGATTATCATGCTAAATTTAAAGTTTTAGCTGAGGATAATGCTCCGTCTATTGAGAAATCAATAGTTGACAAAATTGGAGAAAAAAGTATAAACTGGGAATCAACGGGAATGTTTAGAGATATTCCCAATAGAATAACCTATGAGGAGGTTATCCATGTTACAAGACCTATACAATACGAAAAGGTCCTTGGAGTTGAGGTGGCAGTCTGAGTATGAACAAAGTGGTAAATATACTCTGGACATGGTTGAAATTGATGAGAGAATCAAACAAACCATCACTGAAATTAAATTGGAGGAATCCAAGATTGCTGATAGAGAAAATAAAATCAGGAGTTCTGCCCCCCAAGTTTCTGTGGCAACTTAGATAAACGCCACATCGCTGAAACCGTACTTTCATGCAGGGATCTCTTGCACTCAATCAAAAATTCATATATAAATAAATCACTATACAATTAATTAGAATACTGACGCGTATAGTCGACGGCCTAGAGACAGTATTCGGAAAACTAGGAGGATAATTATGGCAAATACAACGTTTTCGGGACCAGTAAGATCTTTAAATGGTTTTATTAGTTTCGGACCTAAAGCAGTAGTAAGTTTAACTGCTGATACAACTTTAACAGTTGATGATCATGCAGGAAGACTTTTACTTTGTAATGATGCGGATGGTAAATTTACTTTACCTTCCATTTTATCAGGAAGCGCATCAGCGGTAGCTGGAGCAAGTGACTATAATGTATTAAGTAATTTAGGATGTACTTATACATTTATGGTTCAAACTCTAGCAACTGACATGGATATCAAAACAGACGGAACAGATAAATTTATTGGCTATGCAAGAAGTATGGTAACTACTGCAACATCTGGTAAAGATTGGTTTCCTGGAGCTACTAACGACGTTATGACTTTTGATGGTACCACTACTGGTGGAATCGTTGGAACTCTCGTTAGAATTACTGCAACAGCGAGTGCTGAATATTTTGTGGAAGCATATACAAAAGCATCGGGAACTTTAGCAACACCGTTTGCTGACAGTTAATAGGTAAATAATTAAAGATGCTCCTTCGGGAGCATCTTTTTAAGGAGATAAAAATTATGAGCGGTTATTCAACAGATGTAAAAGCAACACATCTCACAACTGATGGGGCTATATTCGCTGGCCCAAGTAGAGTTCTTGGAATTTATTATTGCAGTGAAGCAGCGCTTGGTACCATTATAATTAGAGATGGTGGTGTAACTGGAACTATTCTGGCTACATTTGATGTACCAGCAGGATCAGGAACAGCGGGTGAAGACACAGTTTACCAAATAGATATCCCTGGTAATGGCCTTTATTGTGCAACAAGTTCTTATTGTGAAGTTACTGGTGGCGTGGATAAAGTTACTATATTCTATGGATAGGAGATTAGATGGCAAATACAACATCTGGCTCTTATGTTTTTGATAAGAACCTTGGTATAGATGAAATTATTGAAGATGCATACGAACGTATCGGTATGCAGGGTGTTTCTGGTTACCAATTAAAAACAGCAAAAAGATCTTTAAATATTTTATTTTCTGAATGGGGTAATAGAGGACTTCATTTTTGGGAAGTAAAAAATCAAAATGTTACATTAGTAGACGGGCAATCTGTCTATACTTTTTATCGTTCTCCTGCCGACGGTGCATCAAGTGGAATCTCAACTACATTATCTGCAGGAATAAATTCAAGTGTTGCTACAATTGGAGTAGCTTCAGTTACTGGGATGCCAACAACTGGTGGTATCATAACTATTAACAGCGAACAAATTACTTACAGCGGAATATCTAGTTTAAACTTAACTGGATGTGTAAGAGGTGTTAATGGAAGTACTGCTGCTAGTCATAGTACAAGTGATGCAGTTTTGCAGTTTCCAAACGGAGTGACAGATATTCAAGAAGCAGATTATAGAGTAAAGTCTACTACAATTGATACACCAATGACAAAAATTAGCAGGTCACAGTATCAAGCTTTTTCTAATAAAACTGCTACAGGTCTTCCTACCCAATACTGGGTTCAAAGATTAATAGATAAAGTTACAATGACTTTATATTTAACTCCGGGCGCAGCTCAAGACGGAAACTATATTAATTTTTATTATACAAAAAGAATTGATGATGTTGGTGCTTATACAAATGCAACTGACGTACCTTACAGATTTATACCTTGTATGATTGCTGGTCTTGCTTATTATTTATCGGTTAAGTATGTCCCTCAAAGAGTACAAGAATTAAAAATGTTATATGAAGATGAATTGTTAAGAGCTGAAGATGAAGATGGTTCTTCTAACTCTACTTACATATCACCTAAAATTTACTATCCGGGGATTGGTTAATGACTACTTTTTCACAAGGTAAATATGCTTTATCAATATCTGATAGATCAGGTATGGCGTTTCCATATAATGAAATGGTTAGAGAATGGACTGGTGCATGGGTTCATCGTTCTGAATACGAACCTAAGTCTCCACAATTACAACCCAAACCTACAGGTGCTGATCCACAAGCTTTACAAAGAGCAAGACCAGCCAGAACGGAATTTGGAACACAAGATTTTTTACCTTTAAATCCTTTTACAACTTCATCGGACACAACTTTAACTGTTGCATTTGAAAATAGTCAATTAGTAGTTAATGACTCTTTAAGATTTACTAGTGTTAAAGAGCCTGTTGGTGGTGTTTCAGTTGCACAATTACAATTACAAACAACATTAAATGGGGATATAACAAATAGCGCTACAACAATTACTTTGGCTGATGGATCTAATTTCCCTACAGCTGGATTTATTATGATTAAAAAACTTTTAACTTCATCAGATACAACCGATCCTTTAAAAGTGGGAACATATCAAAACGAAGTTATTCAATACACTGGAAGATCAAGTAATGATTTAACAGGATGTACGCGTGGAACTTCTGCTGTTTATAGAGGGTACACGCCTTCAGCAACAACTGCTGATTCACATAGTTCCGGAGCCACGGTCTATGGGTCTTTTAAAGTTGCTTCTTTAGTTGAGACAACTAGTGTTAATGATGCTGGAACAACTGTTACAGCAAAAAATAGTTTTACAATAACCCTACCAAGTGCTGCAACAGGCACTGCAACAGGAGGAGGATTTAATTGCGTTATTAGTCCTCTTAATATAGAGAGTTTATAATGGCAGGATATACACTTTCAACATTAGAAGCTGACATTAGAAGTTATACTGAAATAGACAGTACTCTTTTTAGTGGTGCTGTTCTAGGCAGATTTATTGAAAATGCAGAATATAGAATTAATCAAGAGCTTCCTATGGATGCTGCCAGATATGTTTCAGAAGGAACTTTAGCTGCTGATGCTAATACTATAAATTCACCCGGTAAAGGAAGTAAAGGCGACACAGGCGCTTTGTTTATTAGAGGGGTAGAAGTATTTAATTCAACAGCTAACACTGAAGGTAATGGAACTTGGTTAGAGAAAAAAGATCAAACTTATTTATCAGAATATACCGATAGATTAACGGGGCCAAAAGGCGATAGAACAGGGCAAGATGTTACAGGATTTCCTAAATATTATGCTATGTTTGGGGGTGCTACAGCGGTTTCTGATACGACTTCTGGAGCTATTTATTTAGCCCCTACACCCGATGCAAATTATCTATACAGAATATATTACAATATGGTACCTGCAGGATTAGCGACTAAAACTTCTGGGACTTATTTAAGTCAGTACTTCCCACAAGGGCTACTATATGCCTGCCTGGTGGAAGCTTATGGATTTTTAAAAGGTCCGATGGACATGTTGACATTGTACGAACAAAAGTATAAAAATGCTATACAACAGTTTGCAGGAATGCAACTTGGAAGACGAAGACGAGACGACTATACTGACGGAACAGTTAGAATACCAGTTAAGTCCCCGTCTCCATAATTAGGAGATAAATATGGCAATAACATCAGCAATTTGTAATAGCTTCAAATCAGAAATCCTGCAAGGAGGACATTGTTTAAATGCCTCTGGAAGTACAGCAGCAGGAAACACTATTAAATGTGCTCTTTATTCAGCAAACGATGCATCATTAAGTAAATCAACAACAGTTTATGCAGCACCCGCAGACGCAGCTGCGGATCCAACTTCAACTTATGAAGTTACGACAACAAGTTCAGGATATACAGGTGGAGGAAATACTTTAACAAATATTGATGTCACATTAGATAGTGACACAGCCGTTTGTGATTTTTCTAATACAAGTTGGACATCAGCTTCTTTTACAGCGAGAGGATTATTACTTTATAATACAACTGCTATTACAGGATTCACAACTAATAGATCGATTCTTGCTATTAATTTTGGTGGAGATAAAACAGTTACTAGTGGAACATTCACAATTGAATTTCCAGCAGCAGCTGCATCAACAGCGATCATACAACTAGCGTAAGGAGTTCTTCCTTATGGCAGACGTAACATCAGGATGGGGACGATTAACCTGGGGTCAATCCGATTGGGGTGACACCAACGTTTATGCTACAGGTTGGGGCGCTAAATCTTGGAATGATGGTGCTTGGGGAGAACTTAATGATCAAACAGTTTCTCTTACAGGTTTATCAGCTACAACTTCTCCTGGAACACCTACCATCTCTTATTATCCCGGCTGGGGCACATTAACTTGGGGTATACATGGGTGGGGATCTGTTGACGAAATCATTATTAGACCTAGTGGAATTGCAGCAACTACAAGTGTAGGGACACCTGTTATTGAAATAGGAGTTCCGCTTACAGGAATTTCTTTAGCTTCTTCTGTGGGTACTCCAGTTGGAAGATCAGATAACACAACTACGTTAACAGGTATTTCTACTGCTTCTTCAGTAGGGTCTATTACTCCTGCAGATGTAATGGGATTAACTGGAATTTCAGCGGCAGCAAGTGTAGGAACTCTTACAGTTACTCCAAATACAATATCTGAATTAACGGGAATTTCTCTTTCTATTGCTGATGGAAGTCCTGATATTACAACAAATCCTTTGGTTCAGCCAACTGGACTTTCAGCAACTTCTTCAGTCGGATCTATAACACCACCAGATCAAGTAATGGGATTAACAGGAATCTCTGCAACTTCTTCAGTTGGATCTATAACACCATCAGATCAAGTAATGGGATTAACAGGAATTGCTGCCACATCCTCTTTAGGATTGGTTTCACCAATAGCATATAAAGATATTGATATTGGTGGAAATACATCGTATAGTTCTGTAACACACGACACATCAGCATCATATTCTAATGTTGACGTGGTTGGAAATACATCATATACAGATGTAGATCATGTAGCATAGGAGAAAATTATGGCATCGAATTATAATTCATTAGGTTTCAATTTAATGACCACTGGCGAAAACGCCGGTACATGGGGAACCAATACTAATCTAAATTTAAATTATCTTAGAGATACTTTTGGTTATATTTCTATCGCAATGACATCGGATAGAACTTTAACTATACCTGATAACTCTACCGGAACTTATGATGGTAGAGCATTTATTATCGAATTAACAGGAACTCTTGGAGGAACTAGAGTTCTAGATATTGCAGCAACTGCGGGATCAGGATCATCTCCTGGAGGATCAGCGTCTATTTTAAAACCATTTATTGTTTTTGATAACACAACTCATTCTGGGGATACTTTAACTTTTAAAGTAACAGGGGCGACAGGTTTTGCTCTATCAGAGGGTACAACTTATTTATGTTATCACAATGGAACCGATATTATTAATACAGGTTTAGGATCTGGAGATGTAACTCTCACAGGAACACAAACTTTAACAAACAAAACTTTAACATCACCTAAAATTAATGAAGATGTAGTTTGTTCTTCTACAGCTACAGAACTTAATTTATTAGATGGTTGTACTTCTACAACAACAGAGCTTAACTATAATGATCTTACAACACTTGGAACAAGTGCCGCATCTAAAGTATTATCAGCAGATTCAAATAATTTAACAAAAATAACAGGCGCAGCATATTTTGAAGAAGATACATTAACATTTGATGCATCCCAAGATTGGGATGTTAGAGCATCACCAGTTGCTAAAGTAACTTTAACAGCTAACGTGGTTTTTGATGCACCATCAAACCCAACTACAGGACAATTTATTTCGATTCTTTGTATTCAGGATTCTGGAGGTTCAAATACAATTGGTTGGAATGCAATATTTGAGTTTGCAGCAGATGCAGCACCAACAGCTACTACAACAGGAGATCAGGGCGATTTGTTTAGCTTTAGATACAATGGAACAAAATGGCTTGAGGTTGGTAGAACTCTTAATTTAACAGTAGCATAGGAATTTTATGTACGCACTAATAGAAAATAACGAAATAAAAAAAATATATAATAAGC